TAGATGGTACGGCCACTACTACACTCACATTAGTAACTGGAGCCAATATTAGTGGCTCATGGTGGGCATTGGGTAAGCGTTGATGGGGTGTGAGGCCTCATGGCGTTTATTGTTAGTGTTAAAGTTCCCGTTGCAGGCCCTTGGATGTCCGGTGTTCGCGTAAATGCAGCGGCAGGGGTCGCTGCGACTACTACAACAGCATGGGTTGTAGATGATATCTACAGTGCAGCAGCAGACGCTAGAGATATTTTCACAGTAGGTCTAGAAGTATGGGCAAAAAACACATCCAAACCATCTAGCCCAATTGAAAAATTGGGATTAGTATCTGCAGTAACTGCAACCAGTATTCGTTGTCAAGTAACTGGCACAGCATTTGCAATTGCAGATAATGCTGAATTATACACTCAGAATCCAGGTGGTGTGGCACTTGCTAAAGGTAAAGACTCAGGCCAAAGTGTTAGTGGTGCCGCTACTAATGCTCTTGAAATAACTGAAGATGGTCGTGGTAATTTACTATATACTTTCTTTGATTTATCCTGATGGTGGTTATGTGTGTCCAATAGTTTATCTCTGAATGACATTAACCGTATAACAAAGCAAGGATGGATGAAAGCCGAATCATTCGATGTCAATGTTGTACCCGCAGAAGATACTATTCAGTGGAAAAACTACGCTGTGAAGAAGCAAAACACACGCAATCGTCAGGTTGCTGATGTATTGAACATCGGCGCAGGTACACGATGTCGTCATTGTGGTATGCTACACATGTGTTGGCTACCTAAGTGTGGCGCATGTGGTCTTGAAATGGACTTCAATCTAGGCACAGTGGAGGCAAAGCAATGAATGATTATCCATGTCGTGTCCCAGGATGTAATGCAATATGTCCTCCCAATTCTGATTTATGCTCAGTTCATCGTGAATTATTCGATGAAGATGTGAACCCTGCTCCTATATACAGAGCAATGGAGTTCTTGAAAGGCCGCATGAAAGATGTAAGTATTGGATTCCAAGAAGACCCAGAAAAACAGATGGAAAAACTCAGACACCAAGGGTTTTCTCATGAGGAAGTTCAACGGTTGTATCAACAATACATTGATTCACTGGGCAGTGGTGCGTGAAATGGAGGGGAAACAATATGGTAGTATTCCAACCAGGCGAACGCGCTCCAGAACCTGTTGACCCAGATGCGATTGTATATACTACAGCGCAAAAAGTAGGTAATATCTTACAGATTCCACCTGCTGACCCTGTGGATTTAACTCAAAATGCATCAGCAACAGATACAGAAGTTGAGATTTCACCCATTGATTTTAGAGCCACGGGGTTCGAGGTTGGCGATGTTATTGAAATTGAAAGCGAT